AATGGTGCTTTCTTCGTGGTGCTTGGCTATGCGCTGCACGACAGGATCGACGGGCTCAGTGTGGACGGGGCTGATCTGGCGTTGCGGATGGATGATACGCTGAATGATGTTCATGGTGTGCATGATTGGCTCCTTGGGTGAGAGGGTGACTGTTCTTTACAGTCACCCTCGATTTGAACGTGTGACTAGTTTGGATAGTCGCTCGTTTCCGGCGATCCGATCGTGCGCCTCTTTTCTATGCTCGTGGGAGGAGAGTCCTTTTTCCTGTTGTAGGTGCGCTTCCATTGCACGAGTTCCATCTCGATCGAGGAACTGTTCTTTGCGGAGTGTGCATGGGCTCGGATGGCCCGCGCAGAGTCGGCGTAGGCGCACTCCTGGTGCACGAGTTTTATCAGAGAGGCAAGGTCGGGACGCAAGCAGGATGTGATGATAGCCAGGCTCGATGTGTGCATGATGCAACTCCTTGAGTGAGAGGGTGACTGTTCTTTACAGTCACCCTCGATTTGAACGTGTGACTAGTTTGGATAGTCGTAGTTAGGGACCGGCGACAGGTCGACGCCGATGGAAGCGAGGTGAGTGCGTTCCTCTTTGCTGAGGGCTTCTGCGAGTTCGGAGCGGACCTCCATCATAATAGCTGGAAAGGCGTGCTTCCAGTAGCCTTTTGCTGTGTGCGTGATGGGGTCTGTGGTGCGGATGAATCGTAGTGAATGTGCATGATTGACTTCTTCTCCTTGAGATGAGGTGAGTTCCAACTGCTTTTGAGAAACTGCTGTCTCTCTCTTCTGGAGGGAGATAACCCAACTGAAAAATAAGTCAAGCAAAGCAAGAGCAGGGGGCTTTAGGGCTGTTGGGGCTTTATTTTCAAGAAAGTGCGGAGATGAATCGGTGTATGTAGGCTTAGGAGAGGCGCCTTCTGTTTACAGCGGTAGGCATCCGCGTACTGTGGCACTTTGTTGGAAAAAAAGAGGGGATGCTCGTTGCTTGACTTATTTTTGTGGGGGGACGGCGACGGTGAATCACCACCTTCCCATGGGTGTGGGTGGTCTATGGTGGCAGGGCGCCATCCAGCCGGGGGCTGTTGGGGTGGAGGGGGATCGAATAAGGCTGGATAGGCCGTATGGGGAGGCATGAAATCATGCCTTCTTGCCGCGCTGTTTGCGGCATGAGATGGGTGGGCCTTTGGGTTTTATTCCTCGCACTTAGAGAGAGACGTACGGTTTGCAGCAAGCTTGCTTGCGACCTCTCGGACAGGGCTGTATCTGTCCGAGTGACGCGGGGTGGTTATTCCTTTATTTGCGAGGCGGGGAGCCCGAGCTTGTAATAATTGGGAGTGGGGGCTTTTGAGCGTCATGCAAACAACAGGAAAATCGCCGGAAACGAGGCGGTTGGGAGGGTGGCCTGGGGGGAAGGGCGCGCACGCGTAGGGGAGTCGGGTGATCGGGGGCAAGGTGAGGGGGCTAACTAGTGGGGAGTTGCTTATTAGGGGTTTGGCTGACAGCGAGGTAGGGTGTTGGGGTGGTGAGGTTTAGGGGCTGGCAGTATCACGGGCTGGGCGAGTGGGTATTTGGGGGGACTTGCTAATCAGGCCCACTGGTAAGTGGGTCGCAGAAGTTGCGGGGTTTGACTTGCGTGGGAGAAGTTGCGGGGTTTGACTTGCGTGGGGTCTTTATTTATGTTGAAGGTTATGGGTAAAGAGCGAAGCAGAAAAGAGATCGTCCGGGACGAGGCCGTTGCGGTGGAGTTGGGTGTGGTCTCGGATATTGAGCTGCAGAAGGAGGTTTTGGTCGAGTGGTTGGCCACGCCCGAGGCGCTGCGCAAGGCGACGCCATCGATCAAAGCTTTGATGGACCAGCTCGGTTGGTCGGCTGGGGATGTGGGCCGCTTGATGAGCGATCCGGACGTGGCACAGATGGCTCTGAAGTCGGTGGCGGCAGGGGCTACGGTGATCTTGCCCAGGGTGTTGCATTTGCTGCTGGAGGCGTGCGAGGCGGGGAGCGTGACGGCGATGTTAGGATATATGGAGTGGGTGCGTAAGACGTTGCAGAACGACAAGTTAATAGAGGTAGCCAATCAGCACAAGGTGGGGCCAGACATTCAGGTGCAGATCAATCAGGTGGTGGAGCGGGCTTCTGATATGAGGGCCTTTGCGGAGAGCTTGGGCGGGACGGATGCGACGGCCAGGAAGCGGATCGATGAGGGGCGCACGAAGGGGCCGGAGTCGCTGCAGGCCAGGGCGCGAATGGCGCTGGAGAGTCGGCGGCGCAAGCGGACGGATGGACCTCATGCGGCTGAGGATCTGCCGGCCAGCGGCGAGGGCGCAGGATTGGAGACGCTGGATTTGGATGCACGTTTTAGGGCACAAAGCAGATACTATAGTGCTCGCCGGATTAAGGCACGCGCGGAGACTATGGGCGTGCCGATTCCCAAGCATGCGGCGGCTACGATAGCGCACTTTGAGGCAGAGTATGGGCAACCTCCAACCCAGGATAGTGGCGCGGTGTCGGCTGTAGATCCAGAGGAGGCACCCCCCCCTAACCCCGAATCCCCCTGAAGGGTTTGGCGACCCCCACAAGTAAGACAGTCCCCGTGGAATTTGGCCTCAAATATCTTTGCGTCCCCGTGGAATTAACCATGAAAGTCATTCACCCATGAATCGCACGATTGATGTCTCCCAACACGCTCGATGAATATCCCTCCACTGATAAGGAGCCCGCTATGTCCCCCTTGCCCGAATATTTAGAGTTGGATAAGATGCCTGCCGATGTGCGTAAGCTGGCCATCCGCGTCAATGAGTTGATCCTCTATCTACGAGACGGCCAGATCGATCAAGCACGCCCCCGCGATGAATATCGCCACCTCAAAGCTGAGCTCGAGCGCGTCAAGGGCCAGCGGGAAAGAGTATTTAAAGTTGCGGCCCAAGCCTTGCTGGCCCGAGATCGAGAGGACGCTCCTTGGGTCTGCCATTGGAAGACTACACCTTCAGTTTCTATCGAGGAGCATCAACTGATCAAGGATCGGCTCAAGGAAGCAGAGACGCTACTCAATGCCAGCACCGAACTCTTCAAGAAGATCGAAGCGTTCTCATGGGCAGCACGGGAGCAAAACGATCAATGAGCTATAATAAATCCATATATCTCGGAAATTTTCCCATATATCTCGGAAATTTTCCCGTTTCTCCGGAAATTTTCCCGTTTCTCCGGAAATTTTCTGAGTTATTCGGAAATTTTCTGAGTTATTCGCATATTGTCTCTCTACGAAATCAGGGCTACTCGTTTGTGCTTCATTTACACGGACAGCCAGACGTAGCTCTATCCTTCCCCCTCTCCCCCTCCTTGGGTGCCTCTACCATCCAGTAGCACTTACATCACCCCCATTAGTTTTACGGGATCTCACCCGAGCCTGTTCCTCCAGGGCATTGCCGGTAGGGCTCACCTTTTCAGGGTGTCCCTACGCAGTCAGGGGTAGGCCGTCCCCCCTCGATCAGTGCTTTGAATACGGTCGCTGCCGACCTTTGCCGCCCTATGCGATCTACGCTTTTTGAGCCTGCCCCAGGCTTACCTGGGGAACCTTATGGCGTGCGACTGTGGCACGGGCAGGGAGAAGAGGCGACTCTCATCCACTGCGGTGCATCAAGTAAATATCAACTCATAATCTCATCTGCAAAGAAGGGTTGCGAGGACTTGCGTTTGGTGCGAAAAGCATAGATCATCTTGCTTCGCAAGGCGGGTGCTGAAAACAGCATGGTTATGGCGGGGGCTTTATCAATGACGTTGATGTATCCTTTCCCGTCAGTGAAGATATAGTCATTGTTCATATCAAGGATCTTTGTCACCTGTCTGGACTTCAGGCCCATTTCTCTCAAGGTATGCCCTGCTGCAAGTCTTAAGACATCAGCCCAATCCCAAATCCGAGTAGTGCCATGACCGTCCGATTCCTGTATAGAGGGGGAGGCATAGCCAAAGTTGACGTAGGACTGTAGCATATTCATAGTGATGCCCAGCATATCGGCAATTTCCTGAGTTTTATATTCGTGGCCAATATGCTCTTCACTTCTCTTCACGGCTGTTCCTCCACGTACATGGCCGCTGCATGGCGCGGATCTAATTTTAAGAGCCCTGCGTAATCGATGATCTTTTTCAACTTCAGGCAATATTCATATAGCGCCTGGGTCTGCCATTGGAAGACTACATGATTACATTCCAGGCGCCGTCCTATGTCGCCAAGGGTAGACTTGGGATGGTCCGGATCAAAGCAGCGCACCTCTTCTAAGGCATCACCTAAAATCTTCTTTCTCCTTATGCGCTCGGAGTCAAGCTGTCCTATCTCTGGACCTTTAACGCGTGTTGTCACGGCTGTTCCTCCTTTAAAGAAGAAGAAGAAATAGATTCCACTCGGTCTTGAATCGCCTGGTTGGTGTGGTGATTGGCAATCTCAACGCAAAGAGCTTGGCACAATCGATACATGAGAATATGAGCCTGCTGCTCTTCGGCTCGTTCGTGCTGCTGGCGCATAAATTGGCGCCAGGCCCTTGTGCGCCAGCTGCACAGTGTGCCCGGGTTTTTGAGCCCGAGGAAACGGGCCGCCTCGCTTCGCTTGGGGAATATCTCGGCGAGGGTGCGAGGATCAAAGTCGATTCCATTTCGCTTGGCCTTGTAAAATTTCATATTCTTCTCGTAGGTCTCACTCATGACAATTGCCTCCACGCCAGACCTTTCTATATCCTGCCCCGAGGTGCGTTTGTGGCGCGACTGCGGGGCATTTTTATTTTACCATTTATGAGTCAATACACGCCGCTCGGTTAACCACGTCTGCAGGTCTGTGAGCGCGTAGCGGACGTTACTTCCGACCCGAATATATACCGGGCCTTTTTTCATTGTGCGCCAGTTGCACAGTGTGCCCGAGTTTTTGAGCCCGAGGAAACGGGCCGCCTCGTGAGTGTCCAGCAGCGGTGGATCTGCGGTATTTTCCATTATCACCTCCATTTTACAATAAGTCCGAGACCAGCAGGGTGATCGCGTCCGATTGGGCCATGTTAAAAATCGCTCTTTTGTAGAGACGCTCGTAAGCAACGGCTGAAGAGGATAGGAAGCCGTTTTTTTCTCGATTGTTGTTTATGGCGTCTCCCACCAGAATGCAACCGGCGGTATGGGCGCGGGTGTTTCCTATGTGGAGATAGACGTATTCAAAGTGGGGCACTTCTTTAAGCCAGAGCATGCCTTTGTGGAAGGTGGGATATTTCTTCTGGTATTTCTTCGTCAAGCCTCCCTCGACCCTAAGCTCGATGTCGTAGTGGCCCGAGGGGATGCGCGTCTCGCCAGAGACTTTGTCGGGGCGGCGCGTATCTTCCAGCGTGTAGCACTCAAAGACGCCATCGACAGAGAGAACGCCCAATGTAGATTCGGAGGAGGTGGAGATGCGTTGCAGGTGGAGATGCATAAAGTCCCCTTGTGAAAGTTGACGGGTGGGTGAGATCGCTACAAGGGGGAACGAAACTCACCGGACCCGTGTTTATCTGCAAGTGATCGGCCTGCCCTTCCAAGATGGCGAAAAAGGCGGCAGATGTCAAGTATTATTTGATCTCTTTTTTCACAGTGCCATCGACCCCCACACAGGGAGTCGTGGGATTTCGCTCCATAACGGCAAGAGTTCTCGCTCCAAGCTGCGAGTCTCAAAATGGACGTGAATTTGGCAATTTTTGGTGCGGCGAAAGTCGTCGGCACTCATTTTTCAATTTCCTCCCGCGAGACTTCCAGCACCCGCGCCAAGTTCTTGACTTCATAGTCTCGAGGGCGGATCCGACCGTTTGCGATACGCGACAACCGGCTTTCGCTGATCCCCGCTTCCTGAGCGACATCCGCCTGGACCAAACCGCGGCCGATGATTGCCAGCTTCAATGAAGTAACCTTCCTTCTCATGCGAACCTCCAGGTCTCCGTCTTTTGGGTCTATTAAAAGCGTATGGAGCGCAAAGCCGCACTCTTTAGACGTTATAGGTCGTCTTCGAGCGGTCTTGATCGGGTGGGAAAAGCTCCTTGATACGAAAGGCGTCATCTTCAAATATTTGGACGTAAAGCTGCATCTGACCTCGCGAGATCTCGACGGTGCCATAGCGTCGGTTGCAATTTTTGCAGTCTCTCCGTCTGAAGGTGCGCTCATCGCGATGTTCGGTGGAGATCACCGAGGACTTAGGATGGGAACAGTGGGGGCATTTCATGCCTTCTCCTTTTTTTCCAGGCTCATGTAGGCGCGATTTATTTCTTGTTCTACGCACTGGATTAAAAGGCGCAGCTCTTTAGCATCGTGGCACATCGACAGCAAGCCGGCCGCTCCAGGCTTGCCTATAAACTTCTTGCGCAAGGAAGTGGGCAGCAGAAAGACGCGATCGGAATAGCCTTTTTTGTCCTTGGTGGGCTTTTTGGAGGAGACGAGCGCATGCAATTCGACCTTGAGGCGACGGATCTCCTCCTCAGAATCGCTATTTGTCTGTTCATTGTCCATATAACTAATATATACATATATAGGCCCTAAATCAAGTCCTAAGATGCGCTTTGTCAAGTAAAGTTGCCTATTTTTGGTAGGGGTGCTATATTGAAGGTATGTCGCGCTATTTTCCGCAGCAGTTGGGACTGGTCGAGTATCTCTACTTGACAGAAGCGGCTCAATTGCTGGGTTTGCCCAAGCATACGCTTCGTATGTGGGAGGCTAAGGGGTTCGTTAAATACGCCCGCGATCCCAAAGGCTTTCGCGTCGTGCATTATGAAGATCTGGACCGCCTCAAGGAGCATTGCAATGAAGCCTGATTTGGGCTACGACACGCCCCGGCTAAGGGATCTTTTGGCCTTATCTGCTGATTTGTTGGCCCATCCTTGGAAGGAACTCTTTGTCCAAGATGCCGACCCCGAAGGTTATGACCTCACCCAACAAATCGTCACCGAGCCCTTCTTTCAGTTCCAACCCTTTGGTGAGAGTGGTACTTGTCAGGTGGGATTTCTCCAGAGCGACCACCGCAACAAGTTCGGCTGTTGTGGCAATCGATCGGGGAAAACGGCAGTCGCTTTGCATGAGGACGCCTGCGACTGCTTGATGATGGACCCGATGAGCAAGCAACCCTCCACCCGCTTCGAACATCCCATCGATATGTGGACCGTCTCGGACACGGAGGAAACCGCCATCGAGATCGTCCAGCGCACCCTGGTGCAAGATGTCTTGGGTTTTGAGACGGATTCTTTCATGTGGAACTTTGTCGACGACTCGGCCAAGTGGACCGACAAATCAGGCTTCTCCGGACACGTTTTGCCCTGGAGCAACGGCTCTCGCATCAACTTTAAATACTCTTCGCAGGGGCGCACGGCCTTTCAAGGGGTGCCGCGCCACAAGATCCATGCCGATGAGGTTTGTCCCAAACCCATCTATGAGGAGTGCCGCGCTCGACTGATCGACTACAACGGCTATTTTGTGAATACTTTTACTCCTATCTCAGAGAAAGGCATCCCCTGGGTATACGAAGATCTCTACGTGCCGCGTATCGATAAGGACCTAGAGTTTCATCACTGGTCGATGCTGGACAATCCGCATCTATCTGAGGAGGCGATCAAAAAATATATCCAAGAGATTGAAGAGGACGAATACGAGGCGCGTATCTACGGCATGTTTACGCCCACCGGCTTAAAACGCGCCCTGAGCAATCAGCTCTTGCGCCAACTGCGCGAAGGGTGCTCGAGAGAATACGAGAAGATGGAGTTAATGGTAGACGAACGAGAAACCTCAAGGATGATTGCCGCATGAATAGACGCACGATAAATGTACAGGACTTTATTGACGATGCGATGCGTAAAAAGCAACCTTTGAGAGGAGGGGGCTTTGATCCTTCCGCCTTCACCCCTTCCGGCGTCTCGCCTCTGGCCACCACACCCTCGATAAAGAAGCTGCCCTGCACCGCCGATGGCATTCCCGTAGTGGCGGTGTTGCATCAGGCGCCATGAGCTACGATCTCAGGGTTTGGGAAAAGGCGCAAGAGGGAGAGGTCTATGTCCTGGGCGGCGATGTGGCTGAAGGGCTAAACTCGGGGGACAGCTCAGTATTGCAATGCCGAAATGTTCGAACGGGAAACCAAGCTGCCGAGTTGGAAGGCAAGATTGGACCCTTTGAACTGGCTGAATTGGCTTCCATGTTGGGCGAGGTCTACAATCAAGCCCTGGTAGGCATTGAAAATCCACCCGGCCTGGGCGATGGGGGCGCTAACAGGCACCTTTTTGATATTGGCTATCGCAAGATCTACTTTGAGCAGCAGGATGTCCGGCAAGCCATCGATCGGCCCACCCCCCGGCTGGGCATGGCCATGAATCATCGTCTGCGCGGCCGGTTGGTGCCACAAGGGCGCCGCTGGGTGGAAGACGGCTCGGCGATCATCAACTCGGAGCGGTTGATCGGACAGTGGGAGACCTTTGCGCTTATAAATGGCAAATATCAGGCCGTCCCGGGCGCCCACGACGATCTGGTCATGGGCGATCTGATCGCCATTGAACTGATGCGCATCGTGCAGTTGACCCAGGTGAATCAGGAACGGATGGGACATCTGCCTCATTATCCAGGCGCAGAATCCGTAAAGGACTTATCCTTGCCTGATCGAGAGCCGACCCTGGTGGATCGGCTGGTGGAGAAGCAACTCAAAAAGCAAAAGAGAGAGCGGATGCAGCATTCCCCCATGGAGGCTTTAGTATAATGAATAAGAGCATGCTTTTCTTGTTGGCACTGGGCTATTTGGGCCAGTTGGCTACGATTCTTATTTTGGCGCGCCAGCTCAACTCTGAGCGCAAGGAGCGCTCGGCGATTTTGCGTACCCATCAGCAATTGGCGCTGCGCACGCGCTATGTGCAGATGGCCAACGAGTCCGAGTTGTTGCCCGACAACTATTGGGAGCAAGTTATGAACGATCAGGCCGCAACTTCTTCCACCGTCTCTGAGGTAGAGGGCCAATGACTCAACGCACGCTTTCCCCAGGCCGCGAGGTGGATCGGGCAGGCATCCGCGCCCCTATGAAACAAGGCGAGGTGGTCGACGGACACTTTACCGGCAAAGGACTCAAAGACGGCTGTTCTTCGGTGCATACCCCCAACCCAGGAGAGGAAATGAGACAGCGTCAAAAAGCCGAGCAAGCCGCCCAGGGAGAAGAGACTGAAATCGCACGCACTAACGGCGCCCTAACAGTGGAGACGATCTCTCCCACGGGAGAGTCTATGGGCGTCGATACGATCCAACTGCCTACGCCCCAGCCTCCCGAGCGCATCCCCTATGGCCCCGGCCAAGCCTTGCAAGATCTGGTCGATGGCATCTCCCATCGCTCGATCTATGCGTCCTCCAACATGCCCGAGAAAGTGGCCTGGTCCTACGATGGGGGGGCCGTATTGATCGTCAATCTAAATACGTGGCGCAAAGGCATGGATGCCTACGCCCAGCAATTGGCGCAAAGGAGTGAAAAAGAGGGCTTTGTAACCCTTTTAAGCGAGGACGTATTCAAAGATCCGCAGATCGGACCTCTGCTCGATTTGATCGGGGCTACACAAAGCTATCTTGACAAAGACGAATAGGATTGAGTATATTTCCGCAATAAGGACCGCACACTCCCGCCCGAGCCTGTGCGTAGATGGTCGACACGCCCCAAGCAGCGCCTATATCCGCGCTGGATCAAGGCCCTAAAAGCAAAGACGAGATCCTCTCCTTTGTAGAGGATACCCACGCCTATCTAAAAAACGCACGCCATGGCCTAGAGCAAACGGTCAAGGAGGCGCTGCATTTTTATCGAGGCGATCAATGGATCCAGTATGCACCCGATTCATTGAAGTATGTGCGCCACTCCCTCGATGAGTGGGTGCCCACCCCCGTCAGCAATCTGTTACCCCACTACCACGACATCGTCCAAGACATCCTCGTATCGGGCGATCTAAAGCCGGTGGTCGACCCGGCCACCAACGATCAGGACGATGTCGATGCTGCCGCCAAGGCGCAACACATTGCCCACTCTGAAAACAATCGCCTCCATACCGACACGCGCCTCTATCTATCTGCAGCCTCCTGGGTCATCATCGCAGGCAATGTCTTCATCCATGCGGGATGGAACCCGCGCACGGGCAAGCGCCTCTCCGTGCCCAAGACCACCTTGGAGAAGACGCCGCTGTCGCAAGATATTTTGGAATGCCCCCAATGCGGCAAATCCATCCCTCCCGTCCTATCCCCGCCCGATGGGCGCTGCCCTCAATGCGGCAATGACGAGTTGCGGCAGGCCCAGGTCCATACCGCCGACGAGGTTTTGGGCGGCGAGCCCATCTTTGAGACGAAGCGCGTGACGGCCAAAGACCAAGACGGCCATCCCATCCGCCGCCGCGTCACCATGGGCGAGGTCGAAGAATCGGTCATCTCACCGTTGCACATGTATCCGCAGCCGGTCAAGGACTTTAAAGATGCGCGCTACTGCACTGTCACCGATGTGATGCCCATCGACCGGATCAAGGCGCTCTTTGGCAAGAAAGCCGCCGACGTGGTCGCCGAAAGCATCGATAAGGATGTGGCCCACGCCCTTTTTGATACCTCGATGCGGGTGCATCGCGACTACGAAAAGCACGAAGTGCCCGACTCAGCCGTGGTCAAGTATCTGCGCCATATCCCCGACGAACGCCTCGATTGGAAGAAGGGCAAGCTCTACATCGTCGCGGCCGGACAGATCCTACACGAGGGCGCGCTGGATTCGCCCGATGAGGAGTTGCCCTTTGAGCATCTCAAATACCGCCACATCGAAGGCAAGCTTTGGGGCCGCTCCCTCTTTGCAGATCTGATCCCCCTGCAAAAGCGGGTCAACGCCATCGACTCCCACATCGTGCAGAACAGAAAGCAGATGGTGGCCAACCAGTGGCTCAACCCGGTGGGATCGGGGGTCAGTGAGATCTCCGGCAAATCGGGCATCATCATCAACTACGATCCTTTGGCTACCGGCGGCGTCAAGCCCGAGCGCTTACCCGGCATCTCGGTGCCGCCCCAGGTCTTGCAAGAGCGCGAAAAGGTCATCTTTATGATGGATCGCATCACCAATGTCTCCGAAGTGCTTCAAGGCTCGATTCCTTCGGGACCGGAGACGGGCGCGGCCATCGATGCGTTGCAAGAGCAGGCGCACAAGCCCTTCAATCCGATCGTGCGCCTCTTTAGGCAAGGACTCTCCTCCCACGAGCATAGAAAGATCAAGATCGTGCGCCAGAAATGGCGTCGCGCCCGCATCGTGCGCGTGGTGGGCAAGAACGAAGAGACCGAAGCGTTTCACTTTGCCGCCGCCGACATACACCACGCCGAGGATATGAACTTCCGCATCTCAGCCGGGATCGACGTTTCCAAATCGGCCAAGAACCAGAAGCTTTTATCGGCCGCCGATGGCGGTCTTTTAGGCGATACCTCCCGGCCCGATATACGCGGTCGCCTGCTCGAGCAATTGGAGATCGAAGGATTTGAATCAGAGTATATCTTGCATGCCAAGAAGGCGCGGCGCGTGCTCAGAGCCCTGCAGGAAGGCCGAGAAGGACCGGCCATCCACCCCTTTGACGAGCATGCCGTACATCTGTCGATCTTGCGCGACTTTATTATGACGGTCGAATACGAGGGTCTCGATGAGGCACGGCGCCAGGAGATCTCGGCTCGGGCCGTCTTACACCAACAGGAGATGCAGAAGAAACAACAGGAGATCATGCAGGCGGCACAGGCCGCCAAGGGCACCGGAGAAGAAGTCTCGCAAAATGTCATGGACTCGGTGCCCAACAACAATCCGCCCTCCACCACAGGAGTAAGGTAAAATGACTGAAGCCACTCAACCCGCTGCGCCCGAGGGAACGCCTCCGGCAGCGGCTCCGTGGGAAGTGCCAGAAGAGATCCCCCAGGAGGAGTTTGACCATCTCTTGCAAGCCAATCGCGTCGAACGCGGTGAGCCTGTCGCAGAGGCGGTCAGCCCCTCGCCTCCTCAAGGCGAATCGCCGCCGCCGGTAGAGAATGACGATGGATCGCTCCCGGTCAACGAGCGCTTTTCGCGCATTGAAGAGGGTATAACCACTCTCGCAAACATCGTTTCAAATATAACCAACACGCCGACTCCAACTACAGAGAACACCCCCACTGCCGAAGAGCAGTTGATCGAAAACAATCCCGATCAGGAAGCCGATGGCTTGAAGTGGCTTTCTAAAAACGTGCAGACGGTCGTAGCGCCGATGATCGATGAATTGAAAGGTCAGGTCTCGGCACTGCAAGGCTCGGTGCAAACCAGCCAGCAAGAAGGCGCCTCACAGCAGATCAATACCGTCATTGAGTCCCTGATGGATAAACATCAGATCTCAGGGGCCTACGATCGCGCTGCGATGCGCTCTGCCGTCTTAAATGAGGGCATTAACCGCCTGGGCAATACCTTTCGCTTGCATCACATTGAGCCGCTGTTTAACAAGCTCAATACGATGCGCCTGGAAGGGGTGCAGAAGGAAGAGGATGCCATGGTCGAAAATCATCGGCAAGATCTGGATGCAATTCCTCCTGTGACCACGCCCCAGGTCACGCCCGAAGGCGGCAATCTGGCAGCGCGTATCAGAGACCCCAAAGATCGGAAGATGGATTTTAGGGGCGACGACTTTGCGCGCAGTGTGCAGCAGTATGTGGATCGTCAAAGTGGAAATCTCTTGGGGGAGTAAGGCCTAAAATAGGAACCCTTTATCATGGGTGCTACCGTATCAAATCTGGACGCGGCTCTAAAAGAGATGTATTTGCCGCGCTTGCTCTCTACCATCAACGAAAACCGCATCCTCATGTCGCGCATCGAGCGCGACATGTCCAAGACCGATGCGACGGGGCGCCATGCTCGCGTGCCGGTCAACATCCGTCCTTCTCAGGCGGTAGGCGCACGCTCCGACGGTGACAGCGACGGTCTGCCCACGGCACAAAATCAGGTCTATGTCGAGATGCGGGTGCCCTACACCTACAACTACGGCACCATCCGCATGACCCATCCCTCCATCCAGGTCTCCAGAAATGACAAGGGCGCCTGGATCCGCGTCATCGGCTCGGAGATGGACGGCATCCGCCGGGATCTGAAAAACGATTTCAACCGCCAGCTCTTCGGCGACGGATCCGGCGTGATCGGAAAAGCCTATGGGCCGGGTGCTGCCGCAGTAACGCTGACGATGGATGTGGGCCATCAGGTCAAAGTCAACATGGTGATCGACTCCAATACGGCGCGCACCGCCGATGGCACCGAGCAGATCGCCTCGGCCACCGTCACCGCCGTGACTTCCACCTCGGCAACGATCGCGGCGGATACCTGGGATGATAACGCCTTTATCTTTCGGGAAAATTCGGGCGGGTTGGAAGCCATGGGCCTTTTGGGCATCTGCGACGATGCCTCCAAGGCTTCGGGGATTGGCGCCTTCGTCACGACGCTGCAAAACATCTCTCGCTCTACCTATCCGGAGTGGAACGCCCAGGTCTTGGAGCATGCCACGCCAGGGACTTCGCGGCCGATCACCGATGATCTGCTCGACACGGCCATCTTGCAGGTACAGGAGCAGGCCGAAGGCGAGCCGTCTTTGGGCATCACCTCGGCGACGCAGTGGCGCAAGATTGGCCAGTTGATGACTCCGGACAGGCGCTATGCGCCCACCATGACGCTGGAAGGCGGCTTTGAGGCGCTGAGATGGACGGGCGTCGACATCGTGTGGGATCGAGATTGCCAGACCGACGGCAACGGCAATCATATGTTCTTCCTCCTCGATGAGTCCGAACTCCAAATCTATCAGTTGGCCGATTGGGACTTCATCGATGAGGACGGCGCCATCCTGGCACGGGCCAGTGGAGGACTGCATTTCGATGCGACCCTCTACTACTACGCCGAGTTTGGCACCACGGATGCGTCCAAGCAATTGGCCATCCGCGACCTGTCCACCGCCTAAACCTAATCACCCGCTGACAGGGGGAGGGGATCGTCCCCTCCCCCACTTACACCATAAGGAAGATCTATGGCACGGACCACTCCACCTATTTCCTCGTTTGACTCGGGTCAATATCCGGCGCAAAACACGGTCGCCTCTGCCACCACCGATGCGACCACCCTGGTCCCGGCCATCGCCTCTTTCAAGGGCGTGGTGGATCATCTCGTAGTCGCTGCCGGAGCGACCACGATGTCCTTTACCATCGAAGATACGGGCGAGACTCTGGTCAATAAAATATCACTGGGAGTCCGCGAGATCTTTGTCCTACCCAACGACATGAAGATCCTGGCTTCTACCGCCAATCTGGCGATCACGCTGACACCGGCCACCAGTGTGGCCTTTTCAATCTTTGTGCAGTATCACTACCATCAAACCGGAGAAGGTTTCCACGAATACTCCTAATCCTTAGAGTATCCCACTTTGTGGGGGAAAACTAATCCGTAACAGGAGATATTAGGATTATGGCGATTAAAGACCGCAACATAGACTGGCTCCGGCAAGTCCATCGCATCCCGGCCTGGGCCTTTGTCGCAGCTTCTACGACCACCGGATTGGTGGGCGTAGACACCGGGGCCGCGCCCATGGTCGAAGTCTCGACCTTTGGCTTTCCCGGTCTGGCTGCGGCAGCCACCACCCAGCGCTTTACCTGTCTCGACCTTCTGACCCCAGCCATTGCCGATTACAAAGAAGAGATCGGCGTGCGCGTCATCTTCACCAATACGGTTGCCACCTCGACCACCACCACCGACGATACCGTCACCTGGGTGGCGCAATACGATCAGGTAGATGAAGAGGAAGCCCTGGTCACTCCCGGCACCGCGCTGTCCACCGCCATTGCGGCGTATTCAGCCGAGACCACCACGGCATTGATCTTGCGCTCTTCGGCCCGAGGCGTGATCAATGCCAATGTCTTCGATGCGTCCTATCGTAAGGGGTCTTTGGCCTGGTCTCTGCGGGCCAATTATTCGCAGTTTAGCGCGTCCGAGGTGGTGTTGCTTGGCCTGGAAATTGATTATATTCCTAAGCTGACCACTGACTCGGAAGAAGATCAGGAGATCTGGTCCGGCCGCGTCAAGGCCGGTTAACCTTTCACTTTCATAGGAGACTCCCGCCAACTATGAACGAGAGAAACGCACATTTCAAAGACTACTCCCAGGATTGGGCCGAGAGGGCGCCCGGTGCAAATCGGGCGTCCTGGGCCAAGGAGTATGATAAAGCCTTCCGCGCGGATCGGAAAAACTTCAATTGGAAGACCGTGCAGCTAGGCGATGACATAAATCTTACGACCATACAGGCCGAGGTCTGGCAGAGTATCCACCAGCTCAAAGAGGGGCGCCTGCTGGATGTGGGTTGCGGCAATGGGCGTCTGGTGGTAGCAGCTCACCTCAATGGCGTCGAAGCCTATGGCATGGACTGCTCCGAGGATGCCATCAAGTTTTGCAAAGGGCACCTCGACACGACGATCGCCAATCACTTCTTCACTGGTGATATTGCCGATGAGGGCGAAGATCGCTACGACTATGTAATCTGCATGGAGGTCTTGGAGCATTTGCTCAACCCTTTGCAGGCGCTGTGGTCTCTGTGGCAGAGGGTCGTAGAGGGCGGCACGCTGATCGTCACGGTGCCCAAAGACGGACTGATCCCCTCGCCCTATCATCTGCACGAGTTTTCTGAGAAATACATGGAGCAGATGATCGCCGATATTTCCCAGGATCGCCGCTGGAAACACTCGCTTAGGCAAGCCAATGCCAATTGGGTGCTGACTTTGGAGAAGACGCCTTTGGATCTGGCCTACGCCTATGTCGGCGCCCTGCCCGGCCAAGCAGACTTGGGCAACGAGCGCATCCGCGTCGAGGGGCTCAATCGCACCGGCGTCTACAACTGGCAGCGGGTCTTTGGCGGCGAGGCGATCGACATCAATAAAGCTCTGCAAAGTCCGGGTAATTGGGAAGTCTTACATGTCCAGATCTCTGGCTCCAACTTCGACAATGTGCGCCGTATCCGCAAAGCCATCGATCGAGAGGGCGCCGATACCAAGCTGGTGGTCAATCTGGATTACGCCCTGGAGGTATGGGAAGGCTTTCCGCCCTTCCCCCACGTCTTTGTAGAGCAGTTGCGCTGCGCCGATTATCTATTTGCCTCCGAGCCCTGCGTGCAGAATTTGATGCACGATCTGTCTGGCAAGGACATCGGCTGGTGTCCACATCCTGTCGATGTGTCCTTCATCAAAGAAAAGGCGATCGAGGTCGACTATCGCCAAAATGCAGTGGTCATGGCCCATAGGGATCGGCAAGAATATTTGCCCTACTGGATGCTTTTTGAGATGGGCTTAGAGACCTACCTGATGGGCTCTCATGCCCCCTCCATCACCGGCGTTGAATCGGGTCTGACGCTGAATACCTACCACCCGCTTTTATACGATAGAGTCTTGCCCATCATGGAAAACTGGCAAGCGCTGGATACCCTCAAAGGCTTCTATCTGGCCATAGACGCCTACACCCATCACGTCTTTGGTCGCGTAACGGTGGAGTTGGCCTGCCTGGGCATCCCCACCATCGGCTACGACAACGTCTATGCGCAGGGTTGGTGCTTCCCTGAGCTGACCATCCGACAGGGCGACATCGTCGGCGCACGTCAAAAGGTCCGTGCGCTGATTGAAGATCGGGGCTTTTACGAGGCGATAATGAACCAGGGCAGAGAACAGGCGAGAGCCTTTAATTACGAATCCAGCAAATCTCGCTTTTTAAACATGGTGGAGGAAGATGTATATACCCGATCGAGTGTTTATGAAAAGGCTCAAAGCCTACGACTCAAAGCTGAATGTCAAGTGGCACCCGATGAGCCAGAAGTGGAAGCTGTATCGAAAAATCCCGTCGAAGAACCAACTCTATGAGCGCGAGGTCTTAATCGATACGATCCAAAATCCGGATGGCTCCTATCGGCCTTTGGATAATCGCACTCTGCAAGTCATCGCTGCGATGGATCTGCAAAGGAGAGGTCCCGACATCGTATTGGGCGAGGCGATCGAGCGCCAGGAAAAGGCCGAAGAACGAGAGGTCAAACAGTATCGCGACGATTGCGAAGCTATTGCCCGCGAGATCCGGCCTGCCGTAGCCAAAGACGCCGAAGAGTTGGGGGCGATCAATGTGCCCAAAGAGGATATGAGGTCGATGATGAACATGGAATACGGGGAGATTTACTGATGATCTACACCGAGATGGTCGATGACTTCAAGTCGCATTTATCTGCCGGAGACAACTTCTTCGGTGGCGAGGAGATCTGGCGCCGTCTCGATACGGCGGGTCGCTTCTTGCTCCGAGAGATCATCCAGAAGGATCCGACCTTCTTTATTGCGCGCACCAATATATCCCTGGTGGCCGATCAGGCGCTCTACGATCTGCCACAAAATGCACGGCACGGCACCCGCATCTTCATGGTGGAAGATTTGGGCACCGACGCCAAGACCGACTGGCCCTATGCTCGGCTCAAAGAGGCGCTGGCCTTTGATGCGGGGCCTTTGCTGTCGCAGACCTCGACGTTTCGCTTTGCCATGGAAAACGATCAGATCCGCTGCATGCCTACGCCCTCTCAGGCCAAGACCAATGCGGCTACGATCTGGTATGTGCCCACCTTGGGCTCGATGATCCAGGGCACTGCCTCGGCAGGCACCTCAACCAGCTTGACCTCCTTCACCTCGGATCCCAACTGGACTTCGAACTTCGGGAAGATCGACCTGAGAGACGATTACTACAACGGCATGCATCTGTATATCTACGATGGCACTGGCTTGGGGCAGCGTCGCGAAATCACCGACTACGCCTCCCGCGTCTTCACCGTAGATACGTGGACTACGACTCCGGATACGACTTCGAAGTTTTGCGTGCTCTCGCCGGTGCCTGAAGATTTTCACTCGACCCAGTCGACCCATGCATCGATGGTGGGCGCTATTAAAAACCGTAACCGCTTCCGCGAACTCAGGCGCCAATTTTACGGCACCGTCAGTGAGCCTGGAGAATTGAAAGAGATGCTGCAATGGATCTCTTCCAGGCAGTATTCTAAACCCGATCAGGTCATACCTGTAGACTTAGGAGAATGATCATGCCCAACAAAAGCAAGCCCTTTACCGTGCATGCCCCCGGAGGTCAGACCCTGGCCCGACGCAAGGCCCAACAGGAGAAGGAAGAGGCGGAAGCCGCTTTGAAAGAGGCGGAAGCGGCGCTCAAGAGTAAGCCCAAGAGGAAAGCCAAAGCGAACTAATGATCGAGCGCGACGGGGAAATCGTCTGGTACGAAAACGAGATCTACGGCGGCATCCGGCAAGATCTGACAGATGCCGAGCGCAGGTATCGACTCGTGCAAAATGGGCACATGGCGGTGCTGGGCGCCCTGACCAAGGACCTGGGTATCCGCCTGCTCTCTTCTGAGAACATCGGCTCGGCGACACTCGACTCGGTCAAGGGCTTTGATGCGCACTTTGACGATGGCACCCAAAAGCTCATGCTCTTTGTCGAGGCTTCCGGAGGCAATAAGGTCTATACCTTTGCCAGTGCATCTCGCACGTATGGCTCGGCGCACGCGCCCACCTTTGCCGCCGACTCGATTCCCGATGTGGTGCAATTTGCCAATAAGGCGTATGTCTTTGAGGGCACGACCTTGCGCGCCATGGACTCGGCTGAGACGTGGACCACCCCAGGAAGTGCGACCTATTCAGACCCCTGTACCCACGCCGAAGTCTTTGCCAATCGCCTCGTCGCCTCGGGCAATGCCTCCTTCCCCTACTCCTTCTTTCCCTCGGGAGTGAGAGACGGCACCGATTGGGATCTCAACATTGCCCAGGATGTCGTAGGATCGAGAGGCGATCGCATCCGCTGCGTCAAGAAGATCGGCCCCTATCTCACCGTAGGAGGACGCACCTTCACCCGCATGTATACCAAGGGCGAGGCGACGGCCGTCGATTGGGATTTTGACGAGTTGTCTGCCCAGGTAGGTCCGATGGACTTCAAGTCCTACGTCGAGGTGCCGCAAGCGCGGGGCAACGACGCGGAAAACTTCGCCTTCTTCTGGTCGGAGCAAGGTCCGATGATGGTGGCGCAGTTTGGGCGCTCGACGCCGACGCTGCACGAACTGTGGCCCGCCATCCGCCGCGCCGTGAGAGGCACGACCTATGAGGACTTACCCGGCTTTGCGCCCGAGCGCTTCGAACAGATCGTGGCGATTTGGTTGCCTCACTTGCAAGAAGTGCGCTTCGCCCTGACCACCGCGTCAACCTTTTCTACGGGAGGCGAGATTAGAAACGATCTTCTGCTCTGCCTCAATGTGCCCTCGGCGATCCGTCATGCGCAAGATCCGGAAAACTTTGCGCCTTTTTTCCGCATCCGCAACAACGACCAGTTGCAATTGCCCTGCTCCACGGCGTTTACCGCACGGGTCGATAGCACAGGACTCTTGTCGGCCACCGGTCAACCCAAAGCCTTTATTGGCTCCAACGGGCAATTTTATGAGATGGATGCCCCCTCGGTCTTTGACGATAATGGCACCTCCATCCCTTTCAAGATCGTGCGCTCGGGCTACAACGGCAAAGAAGACGGGGTGACCTTCCACACCAAAGATATGCGCAAGATATGGGTGCATGGCACTCAGGTTGGATCGGGCGAGTTGACCGCCTTCTTACGCGCCGATGGCGGTGCGCGCTCCCAGCAGGCGACCTTGTCTTTGGATGTCGCCCTGTCGCTGTGGACTACCGACGTACAAGACGGCGCCTGGGGCGATGGCGGCACCTGGAATGCGGGAGAAATCACCTTGGTAGACGCAGAACCTTCGACTATTGGCAAGGTCTTTGATCTGACGCTGTCGGACAACGGCTCCATCGCGGAACCTTTTGAGCTCGACGCCTACTTACTGATGGGCTATCTGGAGGATCGACGCTAATGCCAGCCCTCTCTCTGACCCTGGCCGGTGCCAACGGACTGGCCCACAACTGGACGCACGTCTCGGTGCCCCTGACCGAGATCCGCACCCTTTTAAATACCACCAAGCTGGATTACCTCAACGTACAGGACAACGGCTTGCGTCCCGGCTCGATGCGCTCGCATGCCTCGCCTTTGGGCTTGCGCCACAAAGTCAGAAACGACTCCGGCTCGGCCATGGCGGCCAACGATCTGATCTACTTTTCGGGCACCTACTCCGATGGCACGGACAACTACCCGACCGTCGCCCTGGCCGATGCATCGGCTACGCTGGCCTTGCATCTATTTGCCGTAGGCGTAGCCGATGCGGCGATCTCCAACGATGCGGATGGCACGGTAGCGCAAGTCAAAGAAATCTCAGGCGTCGATACATCGTCCGGTGCCGTAGGCGATCCCGTCTATTTATCGACTACAGCTGGAAGCTGGACGCTGACGCGACCTTCGTCCTCTGAGTTTGTCCAAGTCGTAGGCTACGTCGAGGTAGTCCATGCGTCTACGGGCCGCATCCTCTTGGACCTGACGATGCCCCAGGAGGAGTGGTTTTCCGGTGAGGCGGGAGGCGTGGGCGTGATGCTGGACGAGGACAAGGACTCGGGGCTCTATGCCGCCGCCGAAGACGATCTGCGCATCCGTATCGCAGGCTCGGACTCGCTGACCTTTGTAGCGGCTACGGCAACCTTTGTGCCTGCCATCGTGGTGGACGATACCACGGATTCGGCCTCTGGCACAACCGGCTCGATCCAGACCGATGGGGGCTTAGGTGTCGCGAAAAACGTCTACGTCTCGGAGCAGATCCATCTACTCGATTCCAAGGCGATGGTCTTTGGCACGGGCGAGGATGCGACCATCTCGTATGATGGGACCAATCTGTTGATCAATCCCGATGTCGTGGGATCGGGCGCTGTGGTCATCGACGGCAACGTAGGCATCGGCACGGCGAGTCCTGGCGAGGTGCTAGACGTAACTACAGCCACGGACGCAACCGGCATTATTATCAAAAACACAAGCCAGTCTCCCACCTTCACTTTGGAGACTGGCCACGCCAATGGAGGGGCCAGGAATTGGGACTTCATCACCAATAAAACGAACTTCGGAGACTGGCAATTGCGGGTGGGTGCCTCACAGGGAGCGGCGCCGGGGACTGTGGTAATGGCGGCGGATAACGCTGGCAACGTAGGCATCGGCACGGCGAGTCCAACGGAAGCTTTGCAGATTGCCGGATCTGGTCACAAGGTCCAGTTAGTTGACAGTGGCGACTCTTATAACCTTCGGGTTAACCTGGAGGATGTGCCGGGTTACGGGGGGTACTTTTCCTTGCACGACGACTCCGAAGTTGCAAACGTAACACTCCGTAGCTATGGTGACAGCCATTTCAACGGCGGCAACGTCTTCATTGGCGACACCACCAACACCAACATGACGCAGGGGTTAACGATTAATCAAGGGGCAAATGACGATGAAGCGTTGGCGCTGAAGAGTAGCGATGTGGGTCACGCGATGACGGGTTATGCAGAGGCTGATACCTATGGAACGCTTAAAAAGGGCGAAGCTACTGCTGGAGGGTTATTAGTGATGGGATTCAAAGATGCGGACGGTGCCGCTTCCGCTGCCTTGCGCCTACAGGGAAATTTAGGGGAAGCTGCCGACACTACAGATATTACGGCAAGCGATGGGGTAGTTCAAATTAGCGGAAATATTACGGACGGTGGGACCAGCATTGCCGCTGTTGCTGCTACGGGAAACTTGGTTAGTTTCGACAATGCCGATACGACTCGACTTCTAATCAAAGGCGATGGCGCGCTCCACGCGACCAACATCACAGCTGGTAGCGGTGATTTGGATGGTGTGGCGTTGGATGGCGAAGACGATATCGGGCTTATTCGCACCTTTGAACGTACCCTCCACAACAATGTGGGGATCATGATGACGAGATGGGACGCCCAGATAGACGCCAACGCCGAAGACTTGAAGCGAGTGGGGGTGTTAAGTAGCGAGGGCCACTTCTACAATATGCAGCGCATGAACAGTTTATTGGGGGGTGGCATCTGGCAGAATCATACCCACATCATGGAGTTGAAGGAAGCTTTAGACGATAGAGACCACCGCATCGCCCTGCTGGAAGCCCAGGTGAAAGGACTGATACAATAATGGCCGACCATATGATCACACTCACTGCCGCACAAGAAGCCGACGCCATCCTCCGCGAGGGGGAGACGCTGGCTGAGTATTGCCAGAGGATGGTGGATGGACCGATAGAGATCAGCCGACAGCAGGCATTGCAGAAGCGGTTCGATGCGGTGGAGGGACGACAGGATGCGATGTTGACTTCCGAGGAGAGTCGATAATGGAACACGAACTCTTGGGCGCCGTAGACGCAACTCATGTGGGCTCGGGAGGAGGAGGCGGAATCCTGGGAGTGGTGGGCACGATGTTGGCCTATAAATTCTTAGGCAAGAACAGCAATGGACACAGCGGCCACGACGAGATCACCAAAGAGATGGCTGAGATGAATGAGAGCCTGAAAGACATCAAGGAGGGGATCGCCAAAATGTCGGAAGGTATCTCTACGATGAACGGCTTTCTACAGGGCGCCATGACGCGCCAAAACTAACCTTCAACCGCCAGAAAGGATCCTCATGTCTCAAGACGAAAAGGTAGTTGACCTACCCAACAAGAAGGGCATCGACTTCAACGTGTTTATCATGGACGATCAGGGCAAGCCTCTCACCGACGAGCAAGACGATGAGGACTCCAAGGCGGTGCGCCTGGGCGATGTGGTCGTGCGCTCCCTACGCTTTGCGCCCGATTCGATGGAGGTCAATGAATCGGAGAAGTGGAACCGCTTCAAGCTGTCCAAGAAAATTCAGGGCAAAATCGCCGATGAGGATTATCCGACCTTGACCACGCTAAACAAGAAGCAGAAAGAGCGCATCTTGAAAGTCGTAGCCCAGGTCTACCAGATCTTCGTCTTTGGACAGGTCAAAGAACTGGTCTTTGGCATCGATGCGCTGGACGAGGAAGACGAGGACACGAGTGATTAATGGCTGATATTGGCCTGTTTATAGGCCCGGTCTACCTGGGGCATGCCCAGGCTGGACAGAAGGTGCCGGTGACTTTAGTAGATGCGACCAACTACCGCACCCTGGAGCTAACGATTGCCGCGCCGACCATCGAAATATCCAAAGCTGGAGCCGCCTATGCCGCCGCCGCAGATGGAACCTGGGCCGAGTTATCAGACGGAGACTATACCGTGCGACTCAACGCCACCGACACGGACACCCTGGGCACGCTTATGGTGCGTGTCATCGACTCCGGCACCACCGCCGAGACCAAAGTCCTGTGTCACGTGGGCGTTTCGCCCCCTGAGCAACGAGCCAATTACGAACGCATTCGAACCTTTTCACGGAGACTGTGATGAGTCAAGTTCTCGCCCTTGAAAGTGTCACCACAGAAGAGCATTTGCTGGAGATCGAGGAAAAGATACACCACGTCGATCTGGAGCAGATCGAGCGCATCGAGTCTTTGGCCGCGCAACTGGCGCAGCTTCTGACGCAATACCGACAGACCGCCGCCGCCATCGCGGTCAAAGAAGAGCAAGTCACCGCACTCCTGTTGGAGTCGCCAGAGAATCAGGAAAAAGCTAAAGAGCAATATGCCCAGGAATATGCGAGCCTGAACGCTTTCCAGCAGAAGCTCTTCTTGCGACTGCGCGGCTCCGTATTCAAAAGCAATAACAAGATCAAGCAACTCCACGATCGCAACAAAGCCTTGCGCATAAGCAAGGACGAACTGTCTGAGATAAAGGAGGAATAAATGGCGGCTAATATTGGTATAGAAATCCTCAAGGCGGTTGGCCCCTCAGTCCTGGGCGCCATCTTAGGCTCAGGAGACAGCAAGGCCGGACAGCAGGCTATACAGCAGCAATTGGCGCTGGCGCAAGCCCTGGTCAAGATGCAGCAGCAGCAATTTGGGGTAGATCTGCCTTTCCGCAAAAACCTCTTTGCCGGTCTCAATCAGCGTCAGCAGCAGCGCTTTCCCTCCATCCGGCCGCGCTCCCTGGCGCAGAACAATCCGCTAGCCAACGTGCGTCGCTTTGGCTCGGGTAGGGCCACGCCCGGTGACAACACCTCGCGGCGGGTGCCCGTGCAACTGCCGCACGAGTCGGCACCCCAGGCGCAGCGCATCTCCCTACCGCAAGGTCTGGGCGCAGGCGTAGGCCCTCGCATCACGGATCCAGGGGGACATCTGGCGGGTGGGGTGGCAGCAGGCGGCGGTGGAACAGGTGGTGGTGGTGGGAGTGTCACTGGTATTAATTCCGCGCATATGAAGGCGCTCATGCTGGCTATGCGCCAGACTTTGGCGCGATCGCTGGCAAGGAGATAAATCATGGCCTTTACTCCTCCTCAGTTTAATTTTTTGGCGTCGCTAGATCTTCGAACTCTACGGCAAGATCCCTCAATAGACGACGATACCCTTGGGTTTATCCAGGCCGTACAAGCCTTTCGCT